ATGTTTAAACCGGAACTCCTTTCCCCGGCGGGAACGCTGAAAAATATGCGTTACGCTTTCGCTTATGGCGCAGATGCTGTTTATGCGGGCCAGCCGCGTTACTCCCTGCGTGTGCGCAACAACGAATTCAACCACGAAAATCTTCAGCTCGGCATCAATGAAGCCCACGCACTGGGGAAAAAGTTTTATGTCGTGGTCAACATTGCACCGCACAACGCCAAGCTGAAAACCTTTATCCGTGACCTGAAACCGGTGGTGGAAATGGGGCCGGATGCGCTGATTATGTCCGATCCAGGGCTGATTATGCTGGTACGTGAGCACTTCCCGGAGATGCCAATCCACCTCTCGGTACAGGCTAACGCCGTAAACTGGGCGACGGTGAAATTCTGGCAGCAAATGGGTCTGACCCGCGTGATCCTCTCTCGCGAACTGTCACTGGAAGAGATTGAAGAGATCCGCAATCAGGTGCCGGATATGGAGATCGAAATCTTCGTTCACGGCGCGCTGTGCATGGCCTACTCCGGTCGCTGCCTGCTCTCTGGCTATATCAACAAGCGCGACCCGAACCAGGGCACCTGCACCAACGCCTGCCGCTGGGAGTACAACGTCCAGGAAGGGAAAGAAGATGACGTTGGCAACATCGTACACAAGTACGAGCCGATTCCGGTGCAAAATGTTGAGCCGACGCTGGGTATCGGCGCGCCAACCGACAAAGTGTTTATGATCGAAGAAGCCCAGCGTCCGGGCGAGTATATGACCGCGTTTGAAGATGAGCACGGCACTTACATCATGAACTCGAAAGATCTGCGCGCCATCGCCCATGTTGAACGCCTGACCAAAATGGGCGTGCATTCGCTGAAAATCGAAGGCCGTACCAAATCTTTCTACTATTGCGCACGCACCGCGCAGGTTTACCGTAAAGCTATCGATGACGCCGCTGCGGGCAAACCGTTCGATACCAGCCTGCTGGAAACTCTGGAAGGTCTGGCGCATCGTGGCTATACCGAAGGTTTCCTGCGTCGTCATACTCACGACGATTATCAGAACTACGAATACGGTTATTCAGTTTCTGACCGCCAGCAGTTTGTTGGTGAGTTTACCGGTGAGCGCAAGGGGGACCTCGCGGCGGTAGCGGTGAAAAATAAATTCTCCGTTGGCGACAGCCTTGAGCTAATGACGCCGCAAGGCAACATTAACTTTACCCTTGAGCACATGGAAAACGCCAAAGGTGAAGCTATGCCGGTCGCACCAGGCGATGGTTATACTGTGTGGCTCCCGGTGCCGCAGGATCTTGAGCTAAATTACGCGCTGCTGATGCGTAATTTCTCCGGGGAAACCACGCGTAACCCCCACGGTAAGTGATTAATTTCGATTATTTTTCCCGGATGGAAAATTCTTAGAAACCGATCACATACAGCTGCATTTATTAAGGTTATCATCCGTTTCGCTGAAAAACATAACCCATAAAATGCTAGCTGTACCAGGAACCACCTCCTTAGCCTGTGTAATCTCCCTTACACGGGCTTATTTTTTACGCGTAATACAATGAAATAAAAGGATTTATTTCTGGTCACGTCCACACATTGACCACATCGACAAAAAAGCCCCTCGACTGAGGGGCTTCCTGTTTGTAATTACATCCACATAATTTGCTGCCCTGACGGCAACGGGTGCGGTCTTACGGCGTGGACTTCTCCCGGCTTCACGATGTATCGCTGTACCGACTCATAAGTGATGAACGTGGCGCTGCAATTCACGTTCTGACACTGGTGATAACGCTCTTTTGTCGTGTCAGTGATATAGCGGCTTGTACGCGCATGTGCGGCATGCTGGCATAAAGGACAATGAAACATCGCGAGCACCTCTTCCGGTTTTGTTGATGGTGCCATTTTAGTTAATTTATTCTTATAAAACAAACAGATAAAATAAAAACATCACTCATCATCTTCTGTTTCGTACTCCACATCAGAAAGCCTGACCTCAAGCTCCAAGGACGTCGTGAAGCCGCTATTATTCAGAAAATGTGTCACCTTAGTGATTGTCCAGTCCTGCTCGTCTATGACGCGCTTAAAGCCTGACACTTTAACCGGTGTTTCCGTGTAAATATCAGCACGACCGGTAGCCAGACTGATGGAGAACTCCGCAACGCCCCGTTGCAGCTTATCCCACTTCGCCTGAGCGGCGCGCATGGCCTGCGCTTTCGTGGCATATACCGTGGTCAGGGCAAAAACGTTGTCAGCCTCACCGGCCATGTATTCACCTTCACGCGCTTCCGGTACTTTAGGCGCTTTCTTCTGCCTGACCGGTTTCGCTTTCGGGTGCTCCAGTGCGCGCAGGTGTTTCTCTTTCTTTTTGCGTTTCAGTTTTACCTTCTGCTTTTGCGGTTTCGGGTCTTTGGTGTGTAACCACTTTGCCGTTACGCCTGTATAGGCTCCGCGGTCAGCAATCGCAAAATGATGACGGTCGCCGTCGCTGCGGGTGATGGTAATCTGCGGGATTTTTTTACCGCTGGCCGTCACCCCCTGCCCCGCTTTGAGAAACAGCAGTTTTCCCATTTTTACCGACACCTCACCGCCGTTGCGTTCAGCAAGACGGGTCAGGAATTTCGCATCAGACTCCTGCGACTGGTCGATGTGCGGGATTTTAATTCCTGCCAGTGACGGCGCGACACTGGCTTCCAGCCTGTTACGGGAGGCTATCGCCTCAACAATCGCACCGAGCGTGGTGTCATGCCATGAGCCTTCACGGCGGGAATTGAGCGTCCCGCGAAAATCTGCACTCCGGGCGCGGATGGTGACCACATCCGGTGCGCCCCGGTGTTCAACCTCATCAACGGTGAATTTCCCTTTGCATACCAGGGCAAAACCTTTCCAGCCGATATACACCGTCAGGACAGCGCCACGAACCGGCAGCCCGACCTGCCCGTCGGCATCGTTCAGTTCAATATCAAGCTGGTCAGCCTCAAAGCCCCGGTTATCCGTCAGGGTCATACTCATCAGACGGTCGCTGATATTGCCGGTAATATCCCTGCTGTCGAGCATCAGCATGTAATCCGGCGTCAGCGTACTGCCTGCATCAAATGTCAGCGCATCCAGCATTATTCCGCCCCCGTCATCCCCGTGAATTTAGTCGCCATACTGCCAGCCTTACCGATGAGCGATTCTGCCTGTTTACCGATATCGCCATAAAGCGCGGCCAGTGATTCATCCACGCGGGTGAGTGACAGCGTAAAATCAATTTTCCGGGGTGTGCCGTCTGCAAAGAAAATACTCCCTGTTTCACTCACCCTGCTGATGACATACATGCCGTAAATCATGCCTGTGCCATCCAGCAACGGCCACGCCCGGCCTTCCTCTGCCATCAGTCTGAGCGTGGTCATCGTCAGCTTGCCGCCGGTCAGTTCGGGATAAAGCACACCGGCAAGCGTCATGTTTTCCTCACCAACGCCGAGAAACTGGTAGGCATCCCGTTTACCGATACGGGAATTTGACGGCCAGCGATAATCTGATTCACGCTGCATGGTCTGGTGTGGCAGCGTCTGGCGCATAAAAACAAACATACCTAACGCGAGCATCATTTTTCGTCACCTCCTTAACCGTCATGCATCATGCTGGCACGGGCGCGCGCACGTTTATCCCGCTCGTATTTTTCGAGCGCATCCTGTAACTGGCGGTCAAGCTGTGTCCCCGGTGCAGTACCACCCGTCAGGCTGATGTGATATTCGTTTTTACTCTGGTCCACATAAGAGCGGCCAGCCGGTGCCGTGACCGGCTGATAAGCCTGATAACCTGCATAAGAGCTGGTCGCCGGAATATAACCACCGCTGCCATACGTGGCGGCTTGAGTTCTGGCGGCGGTCTGGTCAAGTGTGTCTGACTCTTTGTTGATAACACCGAGTTTTTCCAGTACCCAGTCAATACCACTGCGCAGTTTGTTGAACGCATTAAGCGGCAGCATCAGCGCGTCAGCCAGTGCCTGCCCGAACATGACGCCCGTGTCACGGCAACGGTTCAGGGTGTCCTGGGTAGCTTTGACCGGGGCAATCAGGTTTTTAAACCACTGCCACGCGGCCTGTAACTTTTCACCCAGCCAGTCAAACACCGGCTTAAGTGGCGTGAACAGTTCCCCCACTGGCGCAAATGCTGCTTTCAGCCCTTCAACCACACCGCCAAAGAATGCGCTGACAGGCTCCCAGTATTTACGGATAAGCAACGCCCCGGCGACAATGGTGGCCACCACGGCCACAACCGGCCAGCTAATCGCCCCGATGGCGGTCATAACAGCACTGCCAACCGTCGTGAAGACTGCCCCCATTGCGCCTGCTGCCGCGATGATGGCATTAATGCCGGTGATAACCGGCCAGGCTACAAGACCAATTGCACCGATGATGCCAGTAAGCGCCAGTGCACCACCGACAATAAGGCCGATGGTTGACGCCAGTGATTTGTTTTTCTGGATCCAGCCGTCGAGTTTTAACACATACTTTGTGGCCGTCTGCGTGAGCTTACGCAGTGCGCCTTCCTGCTGGTCAAACAGGTCAGTCCCCACCGCCTCATAAGCGGACTGAAACTCCTTAAAGTCACCGCCGAGGTTGTCCTGCATGATATTTACCAGCTCTGCGCTCTTTCCGTCTGAGGCTTTAAACGCAGCGGTCAGTTTGTCCAGCTTTCCGGTTGAGGCGGCAGTCATCAGCACGGCGGCGGCTGAACTGGCCTCCTCCCCGAAAATGGTTTTCATGTATTCAGCCTGCTGGGCAGTACCGAGCCGGTTTTTCTCAAAGCTGGCCTGCATTTCTTTCAGAATGGTAAATACTGGCCGGGTGTTTCCCTTACTGTCTGAGGTTTTCACGCCAAGCTCTTTCAGTGCATCCCATGCTTTTCCCGTCGGTGCCTGCAGGCGGCTTAACACGGCACGGCTTCCCGTCCCCGCCATTGAACCGGTAATTTTTGCATCATGCAGCGCCCCGACCATTGCGGCGGTTTCTTCAATGCTGACACCAGCATTTTTTGACACAGGTGCGGCATAGGTCAGCGCATCGCTCATGCCATCAAAATCGGCGGCGGTTTTGTTCATCGTCATGGAGAGAACATCCCCGATATGAGCGACCTTATCGTTTGAAAGCTGAAAGGCGGATTTCATCCCCATCAGCAGGGCGGCGTTTTCTTCCATCGTGCGGCGGTTCGCCAGCGCCATGTTCAGCGTGACCGGCGTTGCCGCCTGAATGGCATCAACATCCCCACCCGCTTTCGCGATGATAATCTGTGCACCGGCTGCATCATCTGCCGAGGCGGCGGTATTGTCGCCGAGCTGGCGCGCCTGCTTGCGTAGCGCGGCCATTTCGGCAGAGTCTTTTTCCACACCGAGCACGGCCTGTAATTCTGAGTTTTTCTGCGCAAACTCATAACCGGGCATCAGCAGCTTAACTCCGGCCATCGTTCCCGCCGCCGCAATACCCACACCGGCAGCGCCCACCGAGGCCATATTTCCGGCCAGTTCCTTTCCGACCTGATAACGCTGTTTTACTGCATTAAGTTTTGCCTGTTGCGCACTGACACGCGCCAGCGCATCACGCTGACGGTTAAGCTGTGTGGTGGTTTCGCTGATACGATTTTTCAGCCCTCGTTCATCATGCGCCAGATTACGGGTATTAATACCCGCCTGACTCAATTCCTGACGCTGGCGCTGTACCGACAATCTCAGGCTGTTATATTTCGCCTGTAACTCAGACGCGTTTTTACGCGCGGCTTCCATTGCCTTTGCCTGTGCATTTGTCGGTCGTTCAGTATTTGTAAACTGGACAGCCAGAGCTGCGGCTTCCTGTCTGGCTTTTTTCAGTTCCTGACCAGTCACGGCTAGCTGTGCACTGGTCTTGCGGAATCCCTCAATACGGGATGCGTGACCGTTCAGCTCGCGCAGCGATTTTTGTGTTTCCCGGATGTCCCCCGACAGCGACTTACTCGCTGTGCGGATGGATTTAAACGGGCGGGATGCCTGGTCAACAGCCCTGAGCAATACCTTTAATTTTACATTGTTACTCATTCGTGTTTCCGCTTCGCCGGAGCGCCTTTTCGCGCCATGTGATGAGTTCGCTCAGACTCATGGGATACAGTTCTGATGGCGGCCAGTGAAATATCACTGCCACATCCGCCATCAGGTCATCGACCGACAGATTTTTCGGAAACGTCACTGCACCGAGTTCGGCGACAAAAAACCGACCACCTTACCGGCCAGCGCCACAAGGTCAGGCAGTTCCAGCGCGGCGACTTCCTGCTCGGTCAGCATCGGTGCCGTCATGCGCGGCAGCACTTTAATCAGTGCATCGACTTCGGAGTTTGCGACCGCAGCCAGACTGACACCGCGCAGCGTCCCGGCATTGGGTTTCATCAGCGTGACCTGTTCGATGACCTGCTCACCACGCTTGACCGGATTGTCCAGGGTAATCACATTTTCTTTGTTCATGGTTTTCTCACTTCTGAATCGGGGGTTAACCGGTCAGCCTGGCTGACCGGATGAAAATCACAGGCCGATATTGCGGCGGTGTTGCTCCAGCCGGTCGACGCCGTTCACCTTCTCAATCATGTTGATGGTGTCAATTTCGACCAGCTCCTTACCGTCCATCGTCAGCCGGAAATAGGTGCAGACCACGGAGATTTTCGACTCGGTGTCTTCTCCCTGCTTACCCTCGCCGGTGTCGATTTCTTTCTGACGTCCACGCATGACCACTTCGACGGCCACCGTTTCGCCGGTATCGTCGCGCTGGTAAGAGCCTGCAAAACGAATCGGCACGGCATCCACACCGGTTGCGGCGTAAAGCTCCCAGATAACCGAATCCGGGAATCCACCGAGCGACCACTCCATTGACAGCGCATCGTCATCAAGGCCGAGGTCTACCGGTGCGCTGCCGTTCATCCCCGCACCGCGATAGTTTTCGAGCTTACGGGTCAGTTTTGGCAGCGTGACGGACTTTGCAACGCCCTGATAGCTGTAGCCGTTCAGAAAGACGTTCATTAACTTGAGTTTGCGCGGCATTGCCATCGGTCAGGCTCCTTAATTGCTGTTAACCGAGGTAACCAGACTTGCCAGGTATCTGGAAGTAATACGCTGGCGCAGGGTCAGGTTTTCGAGAGGAGGCACCGGGGTATAGTCGTAGTCGATATACAGTTTTCCGGCCTTGAGGGTTTCCGCATCATTGGCTTCTTCACTGAACCAGCATGTGCCATCCACGATATAACCGTTGTTTTTCAGTTCGCGGAATTTGGCATTAATGCCATCAATGATGTCACGAATCAGCGTTGCGGTAATTGGCTTATCAATAGCCCACATGTGCGCCTCGGCCATCGTGTCGGCCAGTACCTGCGCGGTGCGGGTGTAGCTTTCAAAGAGGAACAGCGGGTCATCAGAGCAGGTACGGTTACCCCAGAAGCGGAAGCCGTCGCGGCGAATCAGCGTAGTGATGCCTGACTCGTTAAGCAGGTCAGCATCAGTGCCGGACTTCTGCAAATCCCAGAATACAGAGGCGCTGATGCCGGTAACACCATTTACCCCGACGTTGGACAGCGTTTTATGCCAGCCCTGCTCCTGGTCGATTTTGGCACGCAGCCCCAGCGCACGGGCGGTGGCATACGCGGTGGCAGTGGTACTGGTAACCGTATCCCATGCGAGGAAATCCGGCCAGATGACCATCAGCTCACGCTGGCTGAAATTCTGACGGTAGGCTTTTGCCTCGGAAATGGTTTTACAGCCCCATGAGCTGATATACCCGAATGCATTCAGTTCCTGGCATACCGATGCCAGTGCGACGGCAACCTCTTTGGTATCCAGCCCCGGCACACCAAGAATGCGCGGTTTAACGCCGGTAACCGACTCAGCCCCCATCAGGGCTTTCAGTCCGGTGTACTGACCGTTTTCGTCAGTGGTGCCGATGATATTGGAAACGGTCTGCGCGAGTTTCGTTTCCTCGTCGTCGCCGGTGCCGTCTTCCACACGCACGACAACAGTGACCGGTTTTGACTGGTCGGCGATAGCCTGCAACGACGCCGCCAGCGTGCCTTTTTTACCGGCCTTTGCAATTGCGCTCTGTACATTGGTAATCAGCACCGGTTTATTGACGGGGAAGGTTTCCGCATCCGCATCGCTGGCCGTGCAGACCATGCCGACAATGGCCGTGGATACGGTGGAAATGACGCGGGTGCCGTCGTTAATCTCCAGCACCTGCACGCCGTGATGATAGTCACTCATCCGTTTAACTCCGTGGTTAATGGGTGCAACTATTTTCTGTTGTGCGAAGCATGAGACGCTATTTGACCTGGCTGGGCAGTGGATGAAACAACAGATAAAGAAAAAGTGGGCAACTTGCCCGCCTCTATTTATTGCGGTATACCCAGCCATTCAGGATTTGTTGCTACTCATAATTACCTGCAAAGAAACAAAGAAAAGATGAAAATACAAGCTGTCTGGTACAAAGAAATCCATCAGACTTCCAACACCCCATACATGTGCCCCCACCACGGTATGCTGCTCCGCTTCCCTTTGCGGATATTTTCTATCCATCGATTTTCAGCCAGGATATGCACGTGCGCGATGAAGAATGTCACACTACTATTGCCTTGTAAGCCCAGTTCCCGGTAAGAATAGCAACCAGCATCTGCGCTGCTACAGCACAAAGCGAGTGTATATTTGGGGGGAATATCCTTCATAAACTGTTCGACGAAACCACGCTGTGGTTTCTCTTGTTATCAAACCGAGTGGCATTATCACTAGTTTTACTAAATTACCAACTTCACTGTGAATGATATGCATGATAGAATCAGAAAATTAAATTATACAGATCTTAATCAATTCCGCGTTTTATGCCCGTTGCTTCCACGGGCTTTTTTTAAAAAATCACCTAAAATAAATAATTATATTCACTTTTATTCTAATACAGAATAGAATATGAAATCGTCAATTTGTACCATTAATTTTCAAATCTTCCCCGCCTTCGAGAGAATGCGGGGCTTTTTACATGAGTACAACTTCACATTAACTATTTTTATACTTATAATTTGCTTTGCTTAAAAATGTTCAAAATGTACGCCAACATATTTAATTATGCTGATTTTATCACCAACAAAACTATCACCATGCAAACAATCCCTCGTGTTAGTTATACTGCAATGCATTGCAGCATGATGTGCTGATGACTTCATTAAATCATGTCACAATGTTCAGATATAATGCTTCATGTTATGAGATAGCATTCTGAATATTCATAAACATTATTAACGTTAGAGGTTGCATAATGAAAACTGATATCACTGCCATGTCTGAAAATATAGTTGGATTCTTTGAGAAAACAACACTACGTGACCACATCAAAAAAACATGGCTATACAATGAAAACTGCTTCGTTATTGACTTCGAATATAAAGGGGTGAAATTTGCATTAGATTTCACAGCCAGCCAGCCAGCCAGCCAGCCAGCCAGCCAGCCAGCCAGCCAGCCAGCCAGCCAGCCAGCCAGCCAGCCAGCCAGGTGTGAATGTGGATTTTGTACTACGAAATAATTGCCCTTATTATACTATAAAAGGCAATACTATAAAAGGCAACACTAAAAAAGAAAACATTTCATCTTCTGCTGTTTTAACAACAGCCCTGCATACTTCTCTTCTAAAAATCACAACGGTAATTAATGAAATTAATTCTATTTATCCCTTTGATGTCTCAGTTGTTATTCCGGTTCACAACCGAGAAACCCTTATTCTCGAATGCATTAAATCTTTAAACAATCAGACTATAGATAAAAATTGTTTTGAAGTTATTTTCATTGATGACTGTTCCACTGACAGGAGCATTGCCGCCATTGAATATAACATTTCGAGAGAAATAAATTATCGTATTATCCGTAGAGCAGTTGGTTCAGGGAATGCATCAGCGCCGCGAAATGAGGGAATAAAATCCGCAAAAGGTCGCTATGTGTTTTTCTTAGACTCTGATGATTCCATTCACTCTGACTTACTGTCCGATGGTATTCAGATGGCTTATAAAAACAATAGTGACATTGTATATTTCAAGCAGGTTTCCTCTACAGGGAGAGGGGTTCCTGTACGCCCATTTAAGGCAGACACGAATAAAGCAGATATTATAAAAAACCATCTTTTTAGATCATTAAAAATCTTCAAGTTCTTTAAAAGAGAGTTGCTAATCAATAACAACATCTTATTTAACCCATCAATTTCAGTCTATGAGGATATGCTTTTTTCTTGCCAGAGCCTAACTGTAGCTAATACGATATCTATACTGGCAAGAAAGGGCTACTACTCTCTGAATCGCCATGAAGAACCACATCTATCTAAAACATCTTTCTCCATTAAACAAAGAGCCTTGGTATTACAAACAGGTTTGATTTATATCTTATCAAGCAATAAAAATGAAGCAGAAATAGTAAAAATGTTTAATGCATGGCTGGTTATTTGCGTTGAGCACTTGGCATCCATATTATCCAAAAAAAGTTTAACAACTAATGAGAAGTCTCACGTTTTTAACTTGATACATAAATCACTCTTACCATATACAGGGCTTGTAAATGAGTCCCAAATATATCCCGCACAAAGAGAGCTTGTCAGTTGCTTAATCTGTGGAGATTATTCTTCTTTTTGCGAAAAAATATAAAAACACTTAACTACAGATACTCCTAACTTTGTATCTGACGCCCCTCACCCTAAATTAAGGGTGAGGGGCAAAAAAAATAATTATTTGATGTTATATTTATATGCCATCACATCTTTTAACTCCAGTTGTTACGGGGAGGACAGTGACTCGTATCAACTAAAGTTTGATCTGTAGATAACACTATTTTAAGCAGATACTCATTAAGGCTTGTTTATTCTGAAGTCTCCAACTTCATCAAACGATGATTTAAGTCAACAAAGCGTTCCATTAACAAATCCACCTGGCTGACAACAGCACATAGACACCACCAGAGAAGCTCCTCTTTCCGGAAGCGATAACGGCTTCCTGCTTCGGTTGCAGGGCGAACAAGAACCCTTTCCGCCTGTCGGGTAAGCACACGAGTTGTCCCGCTCAACAGCTCCCCTTCATCCGAATAAATCGCTGGCTGAACCGGAATATCTTCATACTCTTCCGGTATATCTTCGTACTGTGCCTCCTCCGCTTCCCACGAATCCAGACAAAATGCGCTGTATTTCCGCCAGTCCAGACCGTGTTTCTCCATCACCGCTATCGCGGCCTGGACTGTCGGCCCGGCGTGCAGACGCGCGTCCTCGCCCTCCTCCTCAATTCTCTGTAACCAGCGCCACACGCCCGGAAGCCGTGCTATTTCTGCAAATGCCGCGTTTTCGGCTGCCGTCGCATCGCGCGGTGTATCCTTTAACGTCGCATCCGACACAACGGTCGGCGAGTTGCAGAGATACACGCTCCGGAACGCTTTGTTGGGCGCACCCAGGTCGCTGGTATTGTTAACCGATGGCCGGAATGCACCGTTAATATCTGTATCCATCTGCATGAATGCAGTGCCGTCACTACGGGCTGCAATTACATAAGCGTCAGCAGAATCGTCATAAATACCCAGATTCCCGGCTGTTGATACCTGGAAAGCTCCCGCCTTCAGCGTGGTGCTGATGGCCATGCGCTTCTGGGTTTCGTCATCCGATTTAATATTCACGCCCTGCAGGTATGCCACATTCCAGCGATTTGGCGATGACCCCAGATTCATTGCCTTGTCCTGGTCGGGATGAAATGCCGGCGAGACCGGACTCAATAATACAGACCAGGTCTCACTGCCATCGGTACAATAAAGCCTTGTGCGCCCCGCCGACTGAGTATCGTTCATTGAGTAAAGGTTAATCCCGCCACCGCTCAACAAATCCACGTCAGCGCGTATTTCCAGACAATCGTGCACGGTGTTCAGTCGGTGTTTCCACTGAACGAAGCGGCCTGTGTATTCTCCGGTTCGGAACGCATCCCCGTACAAACGAAAAACAGCAGCAGAAGTGTCTGTATCCGGAGCCTCCTTTCTGACCTCAAATAACGGGCGATGCGAGCGCAGATTCTGCTCATAGGCTGCCACCTGGAAGTCTTCATTGGGTGACAGGGCAATATTTACAGCATTGGGACTCAGAAAAAGGCTAGCATGGCTGTCAGGAAACGCCACGCCGGAGTCCACCAGATAGCCTGTGCCGTCGTAAGCCTCCACGGAAACCACAGCTTTGCTGCGTTTTGTCGCCACGCCACACGTATAAGACTTCGTGGCATCATATTTCGTTGCAGCCGCCGTTCCATATGCTGTAGGCGTCCAGTAAGATGGATTCACCGGGGAACGGCCAGAAAAATTTGTTGCACGTGCTGCAAAGTATGCCCCCTCAAAAGAAACCACATCGGCTGTCTGACACCAGAAATCCATATCGAGCAGATACAGTTTTCCGTTATGAAGAGCCAGCCCTTCGGCTTCCTGCAAAACGGGATACCCCAGCTCTGCATTCCCCAGCATTTTCTGGCGGCCATACCTGGCACGAACGCCATCCACATTGAACTGTCTGACAACTTCGCCCGTTGACAGGTTATATACAACAATGCGGTGAGTCAGAAATACGCCTGTATAACCGTAATAAGCAAACAGATAATGACCATCGCTGGCCATCCCCTGAAATGCCTGCGACACCATTGACTGGGTGGACAGATAAATCCGGTGTTTAAACGTCAGAGAAGCGCGATCGAAAACATAAACTGTGCGGCGGTCATCCCTGTTGTAATGAAGATGGACGGCTTCATTACTTGACTGAACAATCAACAGGCTTCCGTCTACCGACAATGCCACCGTTATAATTTCATCCCCGGTAAAAAAGTCAGAGGTGAAAATCTCCGTACGGGTGACATCTGTCAGACTGGTGTCAGCCCCATTCCAGTTGATGATATTCACACCCTTGCCGTCAGCGGTCGGGGTATACAGCATCACGCGACCGTCTTCACATACAGCCCCGATACTCTGGTGACCAATATCAGCGAAAACGGGAGAAAACGAAATGACCGTCGGGTTTTCGTTTTCTCCGTCAGGGTTAAATGTCGTTTCAACAATCCTTACGCCACCCGATACAGGCTGATGCAGAAACATTCTGGTTCCCTGCGGCGTATCACAGATACAGAACCCCTGACTCATATTATCCGCACCGTCAAAAATCCCGGCGTAGTCAATATCGTGGACAACTTTATGCTGAAGAACCACATCATCAATGACAGTACGATGAAAACTGGATATGGCTTTATCGACGTAATCCTGCGTCGCCATCACCGTGCTGGCATCAATACTCAGCTCAACAGACGCCACGTTACTGACAATAATAACCATGCGGCAGGTCTGCGCACGCCCGGAGCCTTCAGCCAGTTCAGGCTTATAGCTTTCTGCCATGTTAGCGACCGCAATCAGTGTTCCGGCATCGTCATACAGACCAAGTTCACGCATCCAGAAGCCGCCCACTTCTGGCGGTACAACCAGTTCAGCCACGATATAGTTTTTATTCTTGTTATCCACGCTGACTTTATTCAGGGCGTGACGCCAGACCTCATGCACCAGTTTCGTCTGACCAGCATCCGGCACCGGCAATTTGCCATTACCGTCACCCACGGCCATTGCAGACAGGGTTACTTTTTTCCCGCCGGGGACAGTGGCGGCTGCCAGCTTTGCGGCTCCGGCAGTAGTGATAACGGTTTTAAATTTCGTGCTCATTGTTTCTCACTTATCCGGGATAAACAGTAATAACATCACCATCACAGACCACACCGCCTGTATACAGATAGCCGGGAATGTCCTGGATAATGTTCAGACCGATAAGGTGGCGACTTGCGGGTTTGGCATCGGCAATCAGCCGTTCCATTTCCAGATACATCTCCTCCGTGATGCCGCTTTCCAGTACGCCGATATCAAGGCGGAATGTTCCGGGCGGGTCGTTTGTCTCCCACCATTCCTTTACGTTAATTAGATAGCCTAGCGGCTCCACCACACGCCGGATTGCACCTATAGTGCCTTTATGACAGTGGATGAAATACGCATCGCGGATAACGGCGCGTTTTGTCGCTTCCGGCCACTTTTCATCCCATCTGTCGACCGAAAACGCCCACGCCAGCCACGGCAGCAGATTTGCCGGGCAGGTGTCCGGGTTCCACAGCTCACGAATACTGACCGGTGTTTTTTCAATTTCCGCACAGGCTTTTGCGGCGGCGACCTCAAGCGGTGATGAGCCGGTCGGCAGCAGTCGCGAATCACTCATCCGAGCCTCCGGTCACGACGCGGTATTCAGTACAGAAAGACGCCTGCGTGCTGTTAAGCACGATATCGGCCAGCGGTGCAGCCAGTTCGACACGCTGCACGCCTTCCACATGCAAAGCGGCATAAATGGCAGACAGACGGATGTCGCGCCCCAGCCGGTGCTGTGCCGTGATGTACGCTTCCAGTTTTTTCACGGCAGCAGCGCGGATGGGTTCGCTTTCGGGACCAGGGTAAAGGTAAAGCGTGGCGTTTATCTGGTATTCAACAATGGCGGCAGACTGCACGGTCACGCGGTCGGCCACCGGTCTGACGTCCTCGCCATTCAGGGCGTTACGCACCACCGCCAGCAGGTCTTCGGATGCGACACCGTTATTCTCACGTGACAGCACAGAGATGGTGACGCAGGCCGGAGACGGACTGGTGACAGAGATATCCGCGACACGCCCGTCAGCACTGCGACCATGATACTGATAGGCACCCACCGACCCGGCGACGCTTAAACCTTCAAACGCCTGCTGAATACGCAGACGATAATCGGTATCAGATTCCATCACTGCCGGTGTCGGCGGGATAGTCGAATCATCTGCCGGGGTGATAGTCAGACGCGTGGTGTTGTAATTGGCACCAATCACATCAAGGTCATTACCCGCGGCACAGGCCAGCATCACCGCCCGTGCGGCCTCATTCACACGCTGACGCCAGATAAGCTCACGATAAGCATTTTCCTCCAGCAATTTGACGAGAGGCTCGGATTCCAGCGTCAGGGTACGGGCGACCGCCTCCTGCTGGGCTTCCGGGTAAAGGGAAATCAGTGTCGCCTTGCGTTCGGCGAGAATGGTTTCAAAGTCCAGCTCCTCGACCACATCCGGTGCGGGTAGCTGGTTCAGGTCGATAATCGGCATGGTTTCAACTCACAGGGATGGTTAACGAAAGTGGCTGGCCGGTGTCGTTGTGCTGGCCGGTTAAGGTGACCGTCATTCGCCCGTCAAAACTGCGCTCAGTGGTGACGGATGACAGGGTGACGCGGGGTTCCCATTTCAGCACCGCCATGTAACAGGCGACCTTAATCTGCAACTCAAGCGCCGGGGTCTGCGGCTGGTCAATCATTGACGCCAGCAACGAGCCGTAATCACGACGCATCACCCGCGAGCCGACCGGTGTGCGCAGGATATCGCCGATACTCTGGCTGATATGCTCAAGGTCAGTGACAGTCAGGCCATCACTGCAATTCATTCCGAGATAACGCGCTGTCATAGAGGGCTCCCGGTTGTGCCGCCGCTGTCGCCGGGGTGTTTATGGGTATGCAGTACCTTACCGTTTGATGAGAGTTCACCGCCGGTGTGTTCAATGTTGCCGCGCATCGTCCCGCCCTTCTGCACTTCCAGCGTGCCGGTAATCAGCCTGTTGGTGCAAACCACCTCCGGTGTGTCCAGGGTGACGCGGGTTGATGCTTTCACCATGACCACCGGCACCGTGGCAGTAACAGAATCAGAAGCCGTCACGCTGGCCGTTTTAATTCCGCTTACCGTGAGTGCACTGGTTTCGGGTTCATACTCAATCACCGCCCCGTCAGGGAAACGGATATGCAGGGCATCCGCCGACGCAGACGGCGCGGGGTTATCGCCGGAATAAATCCCCGGCAGAACGAACGCCGTGTCGAGTTCACCGCCCACAGCCAGAATCAGCACCTGTTCCCCCACGGAAGGTGCCCACCATGTGCGCGAACGTCCGGCACGATGGGTCAGCCACTGAAGCCAGTCAGTGCACATGCCACCGGTCTGCACACGGCAGCGACCGGCTTTAAGGTTGGTTTCGACGACAAGGCCGGTACGAATCATGTTGCGCAGTGCGCGCGCGAGTTCCTGAATATTTGCGAGAGTGTTCATGCGTGTGAGATTGCACAATATATAAAAGTTATGCTATCTGGATTCATTTGTAGAACGACCATACAACATTCGAGGAGAGCGTAATGTTCAGTGATAATGTGACTAATGCGTGGTGGTTTATCTCTTTGTATCTATTTTTATTAATAGCATTAACATTTATTACCTTTGGTAAAAGTAATCTTATGAGGTTTATTGCACATCATTTCAATTTTGAGTATTCAGACAGAAAGTTAAAAATGCTCGACAAAAAATGGCGCGACATTCAACTATTTAAAATAATTAACGGAATCAATGTATCAGGCATCGAAGATGTGAGAATGATACAGCAGGGGCTGATTGATGGAAAACTAAAAACATCGTATTTTTTTCTTACTCGCTTCTGGGGTGACATAACAAAACCACCACACATAATTAAAACAATAATTGTAATTCTGTCCAGCATTATTTATATTCTCTTCGCATGTTATATACACAACAAACAATCCGCTATAGTAAGAGATGCCATAGGCATACCATATAAAAATATGATGTACTATGTTTATAGTGACAAAGTTCTTTTATCCTTCAACAATAAAACAGTTGAATTCAATAAAACTTATAGCCTTGCCGATTGCAAGAGGCTACGAAACATATTTATAAAAGACACACTTCCTGAGATCGCCTGCAATAAGCTCTTACAGCTAAACGAGGAGGACTCGGAATGGTTAAGTCAGGAGATTAAAGATAATAACAGCCAAAAAAAAGCATTATTAATAATATCCCTCATCTATTTCATTTCAGGTCTGGTTATATTCCTGTCATATACAAAATTCCTTTACGCCAATAAGAAGGTTGTAGAATACAAAGCATCAAATAAAAATCACTCATAAGCCTCTAAACATTGAGCGACCAGCATGGCCGCTCAATGTTTAATTGCGCATCAGCCTCTGCCTGGATAAAACTAACGCTCAAGGTGAGCCAGGATAATCTCTTCAATCATCTGCACATCCTCACCGGTAAAGCCGAGCAGAGGACGCGCCGGATAATCAATTTTCTTACCGTCTTTCCGGGTTTCTTCCGACAGACCGAACTGATGCACACTGGCGATTTTCGGCGACTTCCCGCCGTAAAATTCCATTGATGCCTGTTCCGGGCTGGCGCGGATATGCAAAAAACGACTGGTAATAAGTTTCGCAAACATTTTTCGCTTAACGCGACCGGTCTTTTTTCTGGCGCTCTGCTGCTGACGTGGCGCGTAGGGGGTGCCGTCCGGGGCTTTCTGTGCCATCACCCGACGCTGCTGACTCTGACGCAGACGTTTCGCCAGTTCGGCGCTCAGTCGCCGACGCCCTGACGGTGACAGCGATTCAATCAGCCCGGTCAGCCGGTCTTCAAAACGCTTAAACTCATTCATCCCACTTACTCACCAGTTCGCCATTGATATAAAGCTCCATCGGGCGGGTGACCGGCTCCGGCGGCGGGGGTTCCGGGATATTCTTCACATGCAGCGCGCCGCCCACCTCACTGACCAGCGTGCGTTCGGTCAGCATCAGGCTGATACTGATATCAAAGCTGCTGTCATTGTTGATGTCTGCATAAAACGTGAAGCCTTTTTTCTGGCCTTCGTCGGTGGTCATGATGTCGGGCTGATTTTCCCGCAGCCACGCCAGCACCGGCACGATGAGCAGGTCAAAATCACCGGTAAAATCGGTCACAATGACATTGAGCGTGTAACGCTTTTCGAATGACAGCGACGTCGCCAGTGTGGAGGCAATACTCCCGTTATCCACGAATATCCGAAGCATATCGGGGTTAGTTTTCAGCACCGTGACGGCATCAGTCAGCGCCCTGCGCAGGCTGTCGGGTTTGAGCATCGTTTTCGTCCTGACAGTGTTTAATCATTTTTACCTGGCTGGCACAGCGTGCCAGCGCGTTCTCAAGCTGCCGGATATCGGCACTTAAATCGCCGTTCGTCTGCGGGTCACTGCCCGGCATCGGGCAAAGACTCACTTTCGGGCAGGCGTTGTGGACAATCACTGGCGTCGGTGCAGGCGGGGCGCTGGTGCAACCGGCGCACAGCATCAGGCAGGTCAGCGCCATACCAGCGGCGGAAATCTTCGTTTTCATTGAGTAATCTCGTGATGGTTTTCTCGCGCTGAGCTTCACGCTTCGCGGCGTTTTCCAGTTCCTGACGCAGTGCCACCTGCGCCAGCTCGTTTTTGTCTGCCCTGGTGAGCGCAACATGAAGCTGATTTTTCAGCATGGTGATGGTCGCCTGTTGCTCGCTGGCTACGTTGTTTGCCCTGTCCAGTGAGGTGCGCAGGCTGGCGTTTTTATGCTTCGCCAGAAACAGACCCGCCACCGCCAGCGATAACAACACGACCAGCACAATCATCAGCCTTGACATGGTTCCCGCCCCTCAAAACGCTGACGGCAGGCCGTACGTATCAGCCGGAAGAACACCGATGCCACGAGATAAATCAGCGCGGTAAAAATCCACCCGGCAGCGACCAGCGAGATAAATGTCGCCACCATCACCACCAGAGCTACTGCCCGTCTGCGCCACGGCACCGGCTGCAAAAACAGCGACGTGACAATCTTCACGGCCAGCGATTCCGGCGGCAGCTCCCGTCCGTAGCGTTCCAGTACATACTCAGTGGCATACACACCGACACCACCGGCAACCACACAGATAACCGTCGCCAGAATCGCCCAGGTGGCGACAAAACTGACGGCCACGCTCTGCGGGTAAATCAGGGACAGTGCCAGCATCAGCGCCAGCGACACGTTCAGCATCTGTGAAAGGGATAATTTCTTCATGGTGTTTACTCCGTTTAAGCCGGTACGCCGCCAGCGGTACGCCAGACGGTGACCAGTTTTTCCAGTGAATGCTCACGCTGACCGTAACCGGCACCCGGCAGGGACGCCCAGATATTGCGACAGCGTGAAATGGCGCGCTCAATGCGTCCCGCCCGGATGTCATCCAGTGCACCGCGTTCGCGGATCAACTGAATGGCGAGCCTGTCCTGTGACAACGGACTGAAATCCGGCAGGGCAAGCTGTTTGCGGTAGTGCGGCCAGAACAGGTAAAGCTGCTGATAGCGACCGGAGGCCGTGGATTTTTCACCGCGACGGTTAAACACCTTCGCCGGTCGGCCATGCGCGAACGGGTGGTCACTGTAGTCGGTGAAAATTTCCGGCTTTCCGTCCAGTCCGGTGACTATCACGTCATAGCCCCGGTTTTTCGTCAGCGGATGATTCGCCGTCCCTTCGGACACGGCCAGCATGTCGAGAAAGGCGGCGATATTCTGATGCGTGTTAATTACCGGCATTACGGTTTCCCCCTGCCCTTAAAGCGGCGCTGAATGGCAATCTCAATCACCTGATAACCGGCGATACCCAGCATGGAGCCGATGCCGCACACCGCAGGCAGTGACAGGTCAGGAAACTGCACCAGAACAACACCGGCAACCATCGAGACAAAACCACCGAGCAACATGCGCCCGATAAACAGACGCGGGGTGATGGGTTCACCACCGGCAAGCACCTTGCCGACAACAATCAGCACCCCAATCATGAAAAGCGACAGGACGCTTTTTTCTTCTGCTGTCATGCGTTACTCCCACAGATTGACAGTTTCAGCCACGGGCGCGGTCTGAACGTCGGGCAGTTCGACGGCGGTGCCGTGTGGCAGCACCGCGCCCAGTTCAGCCAGTCCCGGATTTGCGGCGAGCACGGTCTCGACCACGCCCTCAGTGCGCCCGTAATACCGGACACAAATGGCGTCGAGCGTGTCGCCCTGTAGCGCAAAGGTCTTCATCAGATTTGACTCACAATGCAGCGCGGCTTGTCCTGGATACGCGCCACCGCCCAGCGCATATCCCGCCACAGTTCATCAATGGTGCTGTCAATGCTGTCGGCCTTCTTGTCGCCTTTCGCACTGGCATCCACGCCGCGATAACGCTCATAAAGCGACGCGGTCGCCATCGCACACACGGCGCGCTCGTAGTAAAAAACTTTGATGCTTTCACCGTCGATGTCGTCCGCCGGAACGTCCGCCAGACGCGTAAAACCGGCGGCAATTTTCTGTTCGCGGTACTCGTACAGCTCCGCATTCGTCTCCGCCATGCCTGACTTGATGGCCTCACGCAGACGGGCGGGGGCGACGGTCTGCTCAAGGCGCATACGTTCCCGGACGCGCTTCGGGTCGATATCGGGAAAAAAGAACGTGTTTTTAATCACCGGCTCGTCGCCTGCCGGTTGCGGGATGACCACCGTACCCTCACCGGACACGGGAGCCTCCTTTCGCGGAATAATCAGCGTCATCATGACTACCTCTGAAAAGTCGGGCGGTGGACGCCGGTGCAGTGTCAGGTGATTCACCCTCACTGACCGGCGTGCCGCCCTGGCGCGGGGCGCATTCGGTTGTTAACTGGCTTTCTTTTTCGGGCGTCCACGTTTTGCCGGTGTCACGCTCCGGGTCTTACGCGGGGCGCGGGTGACCGCTTTTGGCTGCGGCTCCGGCTTCGGTTTCAGCTCCCGCTCCAGTCGTTCAATCTCTTTTTTGACGCCTGCCTGACAGTCGAGCTGTGTCGCACGTTGCAGGTGAGCCAGCGCACCGGCGGCATCACCAGCGTCACGCAGAAACAGACCGGTGATTTTGTGCAGCTTTGCGCGCACTTCATCAGGCATGTCAGCCGTGGCGGTCAGTTCAAGGGTCTCCGTCAGCAGGCGGATATCCACAGATTCACCGGCAGCGTGAGCGCGCATGGCCGCGAGTGCGACCTCCTCGGTGAACATGTACGGCGGGGTGCGGCGGTGTTTACCCGGCATGGTCAGACCGTACTTCAGGGCATAACGGGCAATCTCCAGCGCACCGGCAATATCGCCGGTATCCAGACGCCACAGCATGACCGTCATCAGAATGTCATCCTGTGCACCTTTGCCCTGCTCCAGCACACCGTTCACCCACGGCAACCAGAACGGCAGCAGTTCGCGCTTTTTCGCGGCCTTAAGCTCTTTTGAATAAATCGCTTTCAGTGTGCGCTGGTCTGCGGCCAGCTTGACCAGCATCTGCTCATAGACAGTTGCATGTCGCAGCGGGGCGGCTTCCCGCTGCGCGGTCATCGCTGCCGAGACCCGCATCATGTGGCGCTGTGCGGGACTCGTCATCGGTTACGCTCCCGGCTCTGCGGTCGCCTTAGCCGGTGTGGAGAAATCACCGACCTTGATTTTTTCCACCAGACAACCGGCGGCGTAGTCTTCCACCACGTAATCAATGTTCATTGACTCGTAGTTCTCCACGCGGTCGAGTTTCGGGTTTTCCACAATCACGCGGCGATGGCTGTCATCCATGTAGTAGATGGACAGGTTTTCCAGCTTCGTGATGAGCATCGCATCCGCCGGGAAGTACGGGACGCGTACCGCTGGCAGGTTACCGATGCGTTTCTGGCTGATGATGACGTCAGCGGCCAGCATTTCGCTGTTGTCCTGCTCCTTGTTAACGATGGGGAAATACTTGTCCGCCAGTAGCTGACGCCCCACAATCACCACAAGGTCAGGGTCTTCCTGATACCACGGTTCAATCAGGTTGTTGGTCGCATCCATCACCAGTGCGTCGAGGCTTACATAATCACCGCCCTTACCCACGCGGATAACCTCAGAGGTGGTGTGCCCTTCCTCGTCAGTGACCTTGCTCATCACGCGCGCCGGGGCTTCATTGCGGTATTTCTGCAGCCAGCCGACCGCCACATCCTGCAGCATCGGATTGCTGCTGCGGTCAGAGGTTTCGGCACGCTTCACGCCGTTAAAACCGGCCATGATTAAATCAAGGGACTGGCGTTTGATAATGGCGTTACGGACACGGAGCTGGAAATCCTGATAACGCGCCCACAGGTCCAGCGTTTTGTAGCGGATATAAAAATCGAAGTTAATCTGGTCGCATTCGTACTTGTTTGACGCCAGCTTCGAGAAGTCCTTCGGCTGACGCTCGGTGCCACCGGCGGTGTCGGTGGTGCTGGCGATGGAGCCGGTGACACCGATGCCAATTTTTTCCCCTTTCATTTCGCTGACCGGCACAATGTTGATGCGGGTCAGAAAGTCAGAGGACTCCTGCATGGTGTTCATCAGGGTCTGGGTGACCGACGGTTCAACGGTGAATTTTTTCGACACATCACCGGCGTCGATGCCGTTCAGTTCGGCAACACGGGACAGGTAGGCATTAAATTTAAAGCGGGTTTCCTGGCGCATAGTTTTTCCTGAAATTAAGGGTTAATCGTGAAGGTTTTCCCGGACTGACTGACGCCGGTCAGCAGTTCGTCATCAGGGCGTCACCGCCACCACCGGTGGCCTTGCTGCGGCGCTGCTGGGTCAGACTTTCGGTGTGGTCGAGACTGTTTTTCAGGCGGGTGAATGCCTGGCTGGTTTCATCCGCCCTGTCAGTCACATCCTGCTTAAGTGCGGAAAAAGCGGTTTCCATCTCAGCGAGGCGCTGCTCAGTGGCGCTCAGTTTTTCCTGCACATGTTCAGCAACAGCGGTCACCGCTTCATGCACGTCATTCAGACGGGCGTCATCGCTGGCCTGTTTGCGGCCAAAAATGGACTTCACCTTTTCGGTCAGGGCGGTGAACACGGTTTCAGGCAGGTCTTCAAATTCCAGCTCAACGGGCGTTGCCACTGAAATCAGGTTTTCAGGGCTTAATTTGAAGCGGTTCAGGGGGTTGTGTTTTGCCGTGCGGCAGAATTCCAGGTATTCCGTGCCGAGGCTTGCCGGGTCATCGGTGACGGCCAGACCCACCAGATAACATTTGCCTGTATTGGCAAAGTTCGGCTGAATTTCCATTGAGGTATAGACCTTCTGCGCGGCCTTGTTCATCGCGATAAGGTCATCGGTCGGGGTGATTTTCGCAAACAGCGCCCATTTGCCTTTCAGCGCCGAATCATCGTCAATCTTTTCGGCCTTCAGTTCGACCACATCGCCATAACGCTTAAAAATACCGTCAGGCAGGACGCCGCGCAGATGTTCCAGGTTAATGCGGCAACCATAGACTCGCGGGTCAAAGGTTTCGGCCATTTCCTGAATATCCTGCGCACTGATGACACGCCCGTCACAGGTGTCACCCTCAACGCCGATACGAAAGAATTTTGAGACTTTTTTTGCCATTGTCAGGAGTCCTGAATAGTGATTAGAGGAGTCACATGTCGGCATCAGTTTCCCGACGATGCGCATCCTCCGCCATCAGTCCCGGATGGCTTATCACTGACACAACAGCACCTTAGCGAATCGCGGGGCGCGACTCAGTAGCCTTGCCGTGTATTCATCACGGCGAGGTATTCATGACCATCACCACAGACACCACTCTTTTACACGACCCGCGTCGTCAGGCGGCGCTGCTGTACTGGCAGGGGTTTTCCGTGCCGCAGATTGCCGCCATGTTGCAGATGAAACGCCCGACGGTGCAGAGCTGGAAACAGCGCGACGGCTGGGACAGCGTTGCCCCCATCAGCCGTGTCGAAATGAGTCTGGAAGCGCGGCTGACCCAGCTCATCATCAAACCGCAGAAAACCGGCGGTGACTTCAAGGAAATTGACCTGCTGGGACGCCAGATTGAACGGCTGGCGCGGGTCAACCGCTACAGTCAGACCGGCAACGAGGCAGACCTTAATCCGAACGTCGCTAACCGCAACAAAGGCGGGCGTCGCAAACCGAAAAAGAATTTTTTCAGTGATGAGGCCATCGAAAAGCTGGAGCAGATTTTCTTTGAGCAGTCTTTCGACTATCAGTTGCACTGGTATCGCGCCGGGCTTGAGCACCGCATCCGCGATATCCTGAAATCCCGCCAGATTGGCGCGACGTTTTATTTTTCCCGCGAGGCGCTGCTGCGCGCCCTGAAAACCGGTCATAACCAGATTTTTCTGTCGGCCAGTAAAACGCAGGCGTATGTGTTCCGCGAATACATCATCGCCTTTGCCCGGCTGGTTGACGTTGACCTGACCGGTGACCCGATTGTCCTGGGCAATAACGGCGCAAAACTGATTTTTCTCGGCACCAACTCCAACACCGCGCAGAGCCATAACGGCGACCTGTACGTCGATGAGATTTTCTGGATCCCGAATTTTCAGGTACTGCGTAAGGTGGCATCAGGTATGGCCTCACAGAGTCACCTGCGCTCGACCTATTTCTCCACCCCGTCCACGCTGGCGCACGACGCCTATCCGTTCTGGTCGGGTGAACTGTTCAACCGGGGACGCGCCAGCGCCGCCGAACGCGTGGAAATCGACGTCAGTCATAACGCCCTTGCCGGTGGGCTTCTCTGTGCGGACGGCCAGTGGCGGCAGATTGTCACCATTGAGGACGCCCTGAAAGGTGGCTGCACGCTGTTCGACATTGAGCAGCTTAAACGCGAAAACAGCGCCGACGATTTTAAAAACCTGTTCATGTGTGAATTTGTTGACGACAAGGCGTCGGTATTCCCGTTCGAGGAGCTGCAACGCTGCATGGTCGACACGCTGGAAGAATGGGAAGACTATGCGCCGTTTGCCGCGAATCCGTTCGGCTCCCGCCCGGTCTGGATTGGTTACGACCCGTCACACCGTGGCGACAGTGCCGGATGCGTGGTGCTGGCACCGCCGGTGGTGGCCGGTGGCAAATTCAGAATACTTGAGCGTCACCAGTGGAAAGGCATGGACTTTGCCACCCAGGCTGAATCCATCCGCAAACTCACCGAAAAATACAACGTCGAATACATCGGTATTGATGCCACCGGCCTCGGTGTCGGCGTGTTCCAGCTCGTGCGCTCGTTCTATCCCGCCGCGCGCGACATCCGCTACACGCCGGAAATGAAAACCGCAATGGTGCTCAAGGCAAAAGACGTCATCCGCCGTGGCTGTCTGGAATACGACGTCAGCGCCACCGACATCACCAGCTCGTTTATGGCTATCCGCAAGACCATGACCAGCAGCGGACGCAGTGCCACCTATGAAGCTAGCCGCAGCGAGGAAGCCAGCCACGCCGACCTCGCCTGGGCGACCATGCACGCCCTGTTAAATGAGCCACTCACCGCCGGTATCAGCACCCCGCTGACATCCACCATTCTGGAGTTTTACTGATGAGCAAGAAAAAAGGGAAAACACCGCAACCTGCGGCAAAAAAAATGACCGCCAGCGCCCCGAAAATGGCGGCATTCACCTTTGGTGAGCCGGTGCCGGTACTCGACCGCCGTGATATTCTGGATTACGTCGAGTGCATCAGTAACGGCAGATGGTATGAGCCACCGGTCAGCTTTACCGGTCTGGCAAAAAGCCTGCGTGCTGCCGTGCATCACAGCTCACCGATTTACGTCAAACGTAATATTCTGGCCTCAACGTTTATCCCGCACCCGTGGCTTTCCCAGCAGGATTTCAGCCGCTTTGTGCTGGATTTTCTGGTGTTCGGTAATGCGTTTCTGGAAAAGCGTTACAGCACTACCGGTAAGGTCATCAGACTGGAAACCTCACCGGCAAAATATACCCGCCGTGGGGTGGAGGAGGATGTTTACTGGTGGGTGCCGTCCTTCAACGAGCCGACACCTTTCACGCCCGGCTCCGTGTTTCACCTGCTGGAGCCGGATATTAATCAGGAGCTGTACGGCCTGCCGGAATATCTCAGCGCCCTTAACTCTGCCTGGCTGAATGAGTCGGCCACGCTGTTCCGCCGCAAGTATTACGAAAACGGCGCACATGCCGGATACATCATGTACGTCACTGATGCCGTGCAGGATCGCAACGATATCGAAATGCTTCGCGAAAACATGGTGAAGTCGAAAGGCCGCAACAACTTTAAAAACCTGTTTCTCTATGCCCCACAGGGAAAAGCCGACGGCATTAAAATTATCCCGCTCAGTGAAGTGGCGACGAAGGACGATTTTTTTAATATCAAAAAAGCCAGTGCCGCAGACCTGCTGGACGCGCACCGCATCCCCTTTCAGTTGATGGGCGGCAAGCCGGAGAACGTCGGGTCGCTGGGTGATATTGAGAAAGTGGCAAAGGTCTTTGTCCGCAATGAGCTTATCCCGTTACAGGACAGGATCCGTGAGATAAACGGCTGGCTCGGTCAGGAGGTCATCCGCTTTAAAAACTACTCACTGGACACTGACAACGGCTGAACATCGCCGCCTGCGGGCGGCTTTTTTACACCCCGTCATCACGCCCTCACACGCTCACCACCGCACAAAACACCCCGCAGACACACCAACGCCCCGGCGCACAATCTAAACGCCATCACGACGCGCTGAGACGCTAAAAAATAAAATCAGCACCACCGCCAGCGCGCAGTGCTTTCCCCGCCTCGCCCGCCCGCTTCGTGGGGCGGTTTTAATGCAGATGCATTATGAGCCCTGAGCTGCGCCTAACGTGACACAGTTCACGAGAAAAATAGGAATTATCAAATGCAATTTCATGCAGATAGAGAGGCATGAGATCCCGAAGCATATATTCAACCCTCTGCCGAAATATTTCTTTGGAGAAATGCTCTAATTTTTTGCCTGAAAGCCTCACATTCATCAGGCTTTAACCTCTCAAGGTATTCAAAAACCCTAGTTTCATCCCAGCCGTTGTTATAGGTTTTCACTACCCCTCGATAAACTTGCTTATCAAGTTTATCGTTACCTCTAGTTGTAACTCTCGGGATCGATTCATCTTGGCCGTATGCTTGATAGAAATCCTTCTCAACGCTTTGGAAAGGTATGCATAAAATATTTTCACCTCGAGCATGCCTTTGACCTAATTGATCTCCGTCTAACACTGAGATCACATTCTGTTGAGTCGTGAGAAAGCTCTCTCTCTCATTACGACGCATTAAATCAATGACATTAGTTCCTCCACCAACATATATTATTTTATATTCGTAGAAGTAATCATTCCCAGGAGCATTAATTATATATTCTAAGAAATTTTGCAGAACTTCATCTTCAGTAAGAATGTACTTATCCCATCCTTTAAATCCAAAAAGCGTACTTTTTATATAATTATATGATCGATTTGTAATTGTAGTTCCAGCATCACCTTCGCACATATAGTACAATTCATCATCATTCAGCGTTTGCATTAAAGCAAGTGAATGTGTTGTGAATACAATATTCACCGAGTGTCTCTGACAATATTTCCTTAGCACTGCTATAAGATGGACTTGCGCCGAAGAGTCTAGTGATATATCTATCTCATCTATGACAATGAATTTTCTTTTGAGCTCAATCATTCTAAATAAATTCAAAATAAAATACTCACCCGAGCTAAAGTAATCCTCCCTTATGTATGTTCCGTTCTCATTCAATCTGAAATAGAAAATTTCATTTTTTACAGAAAATGCTTTAAGATTATTGTAAGAAGAAGACTGATATACCTCATTGAGTATATTTATCAAATCCTCGGGAACGCTATAGCTTTCAAACGCAATACTTTTTCTAAGTTCAGTATCAATTTTACTAAGTGTTGGGAAGTTATTGAACCTCATTCCATGAGGAATGGGCAACTCGACATAAAGATTGGATTTTATATCTGCTGGAATTATTTGCTTAGTATCTATTACCTTCAAATTCTCATCATAGACATATACTATATCTTGATCATTAATATTATATACTATACTACTGTCAGGATTGAATATATATCTAGAAGATGTCTTTATGAATGTATCTGCTGATTGTAAATTTTTAATTGCTTTGATTAGCGTTGTCTTTCCAGCACCGTTCTTTCCTACAATGCAAGTCAGTTTATTTTCAGAAAGATCAATAGCAAATGACATATGTTCAACATGCTGGATTTTCGAGATCTCAATGTTTATTTTCATTTTAATTTACATTCTTGTAAAAAAGCATATCGACAATCGTATTTCCGTATTTTCTCTTTAGCTTATCGAGATAACTCTTATCAATTGTGTTTATATGATTCAAAAGACCAGAAACTGTATTAATGCCCTTTTCCAAGATCTCACTATCATTCAATCCGCTAGTTTTAACCTTAGGATCTTTTATTATAGAATCTATAAATTTATCTTTATCCGTTACATAAAAATGAATCAAATGCTCAAGCTTTCTTTTTATTTTAATATCAACAGAGACTATCTGAGACGGTAAAATAACCATCCCCAGCAGCTTAATCTTACTGCCTTTTTTAATCAATTTAGTTTTTGCTGAGTTTAGTTTGAAATGTCCCTTCCCAAACTCACCCAGCAGGTCACTTACTACAGAATGAATATTCTCAAAGCCCTCATCATTTTCAGAGGAAATAATAATATCATCTGAATAGCGTGTGAATATATATTCATGGTTAATACAATATTGCTGCATCTCAACATCAAAGTCATATAAACATGCATTGCTGAAAGCTGGTGATGTCGGGAACCCTACAGGCAACGAATTATCGATAATAATATAATCTAAAATTTTATCCAAGTGTATATTTAAATCGGAAATGGGAACGTTCGATAAGTTATCAACTAAAACTGATCGTGCATATTCACGAGTTATCGATGGGAAAAAGCTTTTAATATCAGTATTGAAGAATATCTTACTACAGGCGTGAAGTTTTACTGCATCATAAGTGCTGCTTCCTTTTCTATACGAAAACACAACATCCTTATTTACTTTCAAGTATGAAAGAACAAATTCATTTATGAATTTGTGATACTCTTTTAGTTTAGAAGTGGGCTCAGCAATTAACCTTTCATCAAAGGTTATAAATTTAGTTTGTTGAAATGGTTCAAACGAAAGAAAGTTTTGAAAGGAATCTTTTTCGAAGAATGCAATATTGAAGGCTTTTTCGAGACTAAGGGGTTTCATCGTTGGCTGAGCTTTTGTTTTTTGAGTTGAATGGATTCTAAGATGAATGCTTTAACTCTCAGTCTTTCCTCACCCCAGACACCCTCCCTTCGCAGACTTTACTTCTTGTACATACCTTCTCTCGAAAGAGAAGGCAGTACAAGAGCAACACTATATAAAGGCCTGTAGAGGCCAACATTTATGACTGGAGATGCTCCTAGTCGTTGGCATAAAAACACTTTAAACCAGATTATGAGCATTTACAACATTTCAAGCCGTCGAACGCAGCCCCAATCAGAAAAGAACTCACACGGCCATCATAACATCATGATTTAGATGGATATAAATCACCCTTCATGCTTCACCCACTCGTCCGCTATCGGGTATACAAATCTTTTTTCGCCATAAACCACTATTCCGCCACGAGCCAGCGCCTGAAGTTCCCACCGCTGCGGCGTGATACCCTGCTGCGCCAGTTCGAAGCGGATGCGCGGAATCTGAGCCCTCTCGGCTTTTGTCATTCGCCCTGATGGTGCTATCTGATGCGGTTTTAATGGCTCATCGCTTCTTTGCTGTCGATTTTGCTGCGGCGCGCCGTGTTTTAATGCACTCCTGAGCACCGTCACAACTTCGGGGTCATCCCATGCAATAACCCCATCATCGACAAGATTTAGCACCGCTGCCGCATGCTCAGACGGCGTAGGTGTCATAACTGGATCGCCACCGTCGGCAAGCTTTCCACAGTTATTGACAGGACTCCGAGGCGCGGCGATGCCGCTTTTTAAAGTCAAAGGCTCAACGACCGGAACTTTCGGCACAATGCGCCAGTCCGTCGTTCTGGTGATATGAATATGACGCGCGCCGAGATGCGGCGCGTAAATGCCGACCACTCTCTCGACTTCTTCCTCGTACTCGTTAACGTCATCCGACGGGCTACGGGCAACCCTGACAGTCTGACAATCGCGCGGGACATTTGCCCCACCCTGCGCGCTGATATACAACGCAAAATCACCACTGTCTGCGGCAGCACGAGCAGCCTCGACGCGTTCGTCAAACTCATCAGCAATACTGACGCCGCGAGGCAATTTGCGTAGTTCACGGTAAGCCCCCATTGTCGGCAGTCCAACCGTTTTAAATTGCGGGATGCGCCACGTTGACGCCCATGCGGTAACAGCCGCGGCAGTATCTTTCAGCGGCCTGCCGGTATCGTTATCGAGCTGCCCATCCAGTGCATAGCCGTCGATATTTTTTGAGATATATTTCGCGATATACCCCGCAGCACCGCCCCGGTTAAGATGTTTTGCCTGAAAACGGTTTCGCGCGGCTCCTCTTTCGTCGCCATCCTCTTTGAGCGCATAGCGACGCATGATTTCGATAATCTGGTTACGCTGGCGTGGATTACAAAAAAGCATCATATGCCAGTGCGGCGTTCCGTCGTGGTGTGGCTCGACGACACGCAAACCGTAGACCTGTAAATCATTATCCTTGAATGCCGTGCGCATCAGGCTCCAGATACGGCAGAGATAACGCTGCGCATCCTTTGGATTAAATGCCTCATCGTTCCAACCGTGATTAAGCTGCACGGTTTTACTTTCGCCTTTTCCGACCTGACGTGTCGGGTGATACTTTGACGGCGCGGTCAGCGTGATAAACATCCCCACATCACCCTCTGCAGCGGCGTAACGCTCAATACCGGCAATGGTGTTCATCAGCTCCATCCGGCGAATTTCAGGATTAGAAATACTGCCCATCACCTTACTGATAAGGTCGATGCGCTCGCCGGTTTCCCTGTTTTCAAGGTCACACGATTTAAGAAACTCCAGATTTGCCTGGCGGCGCGCACGCACATCACGAATGGCATGTTTACTGGCATAAGGTGAACGGTCTTTATTGACCTCCCCGACAGCAATCAGTAACGCTTCATGCCAGCGCATACGCTGGCCTTTAAGCTGATGAGTCCACCACTCATCGTTAAACAGACGGGCAATGGCAGAATATGCCTGCCTCGTGGTCATCTGCCCTTTACGGTATTTTTTCCAGTAGAGAGGGGAAATATTGAAAGCACGTGCAGCGCCAGCAACATGACCATAGAGGTGAGCCTGCGCCTCATCCGTAAACAGCGATTCTTTTTCGCCATGCGCATCCACCCAGGCATCGCTGAGTTCCTCATACATCATGAAAAGCTGCGATGAGATACGGGCAGCAAACTTTTTCAGCTCCTTGTCATTCATTCCCGGCAGGCGCGCATAGTGGTCACGCTCTGCCAGAAACAGTAACGACGCGTCGGTGTTCATTTCATGGCGCTGATTCACACGCTCAATGCGCGGCCATAAACGACGCTGAAAAGTGGATGTGAGGAAATAAAACCCGTGTACCGGGCTTTTATTGCGCCGGATGTAGTCATAGCGTGAAGTAAACAGCGAGCGCAAAAAGTAAGGCAGGCGGTTAATCGTGGATAAAACACCTTGCACCTGACGCATCTCGTCACGTGTAAGGGGTCTTTCGCGCCCGACGGCCTCGCGTGGCGCGTTCCATGCATAAGCACCGGTAAACGCCTTACCGGTGCCTGCAGCAAATGCTGAAGGAGGGACAAAACGCCCGGAGGCTTTAACGGCCATATAAGCCAAAAGCCTCTGAACAACGCCTGCTGAGTTGCTCAACCTGCGCGTTTAAATCAGCAAAAGACTTTGCGCTTCCGGTCAGAATATCGTGATGCATCAGGCCGGAAACGAGCTGGCTTAATTTCGGATAATAACCAACCACCGCCAGCCATTCCTGACCGGCGTTTTTACCGCTTTCCGCTCTCTTTTTCTCGTGGAGAATAAACTGAAAGCTGTCACTGGTAACGACATAACGTTCGCCAATTTCAATACGAATACTCATGCCGTTCTCCGGTAATGTTTGTTTTTTGCTTCAAAGACTGACTGGCAGGAAACACAACGCGTGGCTGACGGATAGGCCGCACGACGGGCAGCAGGTATTGGCGCGTCACACTCTTCGCAAACCAGCGCAGAAGCTCCGCAATGTTTTACCCTTGCCGCGTTAATCTGACGCTCCAGTAATTCAGCCTGTTGTTCCTGAATAAAATCTACGTTGTCCGGCATTACCAGCTCCTTTTGTCGTTAAGTTTTTTAAATTCATCAGCGCAATAGCTGGCAATTTCTGTCGTTAATTTCGTCAGTTCATCCACGGAGGAGATTTGCTTGTGAAATACAGCGCGTTTAACAAGTAAATTGACCACATCAGACAGGAGATTTAATTCGTTCTGATAAATCGCGATAACAGACTCAGTTATTTCGCGTTTTTCTTTATCAAGACCAAGTTGAATAAGAGATAGATCGCCATTTTTCATAACGGTGATTTTTAAGGCGTTATTCAGTAATACAACTGAACGAGAACAGGACATCAAAGCACCTCCCCGCGAGACAATCCGATATTGTGAAATTTTTCCGACTCCTGACTGAGCAGCTCGACTATCTCTACGCGGGATAACTCCGCCTTTGTGATGTGGCGAATCATGGCGTCAAGATGAGAAGAAAAGCGCGTCGCTGCGTCGGCCTGTGCTTCGGTTCTGGCCTGTTGCAGCAGTAATGCGTATTTACCGCACTGATTTTCAGAAACTGTATGCATGACTTTCTCCAGGCAAAAAGAAGCCCCGCACAATTAAGTGCGTTAAAAACTCTGGTTAATTACTTAATGCAGATATTGCTCTGGTTTTACCGACGTCAGAATTGTCGGTGCATACTCAAACAGGCTGAATAATTCACGTAATGCACGGAATAAGGCATCACGCCAGTAACATGATTCTTCATTAATTCGCCAGTATGGCTGGTTGAATTCTTTTTCAGTCAATCCGGCATGCATAAATAAAGTACGGCGCTGACTGACAGTTAAAAAGCTAATATATGCATACTCACTTGCACCGACCTGACGGCGTTTTGAGAATGCCCCACGCAGTTCATCAATTGCACAAACCAGCCGTTCACGTTCGACGTCGTTCATTTCTTCAAAACGCATCGTTGCGTGACGCTGTTTTAACTGCGCATGGAAGCAAACCGTTAGCCGTTCGCGTTCCATCATCTGATTATAATAATCGCATGTCTCCTGCCAGCGAGGGACGGCCAGATGCTTACCAATTATCCGGCGCATAGCTGCTGGCTGTTTTTCAACGAGATTGAGCGTCATCACTGTCATTTCCAGACCCTCCGGCTTTTCAGAAAGGTCAGAGCCTTTTTTAACGGACTCTGTTTTTTGGTGCGGATAATGATTCCCTTACGCCCCTTACCGTGGGTGATGGTGAAGTCAATCGCCCTGGGGCTTTCGTTACGCAATAACTGAGCAATACAACGAGGCTCATTCATACGGTTCTCCTTAACGTGGTTCACCGAGACCTAACCACATCAACCAGCCGTCACGAATCTCTTTAGGACGGCTTTCATAAGCCAGTTTTAGTCCGTTATTCCATGCCGGAAGGTATACCCAATATTCACCAGCACGCCCCGATACTGACTGAGGGTCAGTAATCTCAATAACTGGTAATTTCCCTTTCTCAATCATGCCCCTTACAGCTCTTGGAGTTTTACCAATGAGTTTTGCAAACTCCTGATAAGGCACGGCATCAGTCACGCTTACAAGCTGTCTATTCATCTGCTACGATTCTCCCTTAGTGCTTCTAATGGCTCCTAATGGCTAATTATTGCCTAAAAGGATAACTCCAGAAGCACAACATTTCACACTATCAGCAAGAAATTACGCAATCGGAGTAATTATGTCAATAGACGTTTCGGAGAAGTTGAAGCTAATCCGTGAATCTGAAAGGTTAAACCGTAAAGAATTCAGTGAATTAACTGGTGTAGCCTACAGCTCACTTTCGAGCTATGAGAGCCGGTCAAAAAACGCTGGAGTTGAAGCCATAATGAAGGTCTTACAACATCCTAGATTTACTAAATATACTTTGTGGTTCATGACTGATCAGGTAGCTCCAGAAGCCGGGCAAATTGCGCCCGCTCTCGCACACTTTGGGCAAAACGAAACAACGTCGCCCCACTCCGGTCAAAAGACTGGTTAACAATTTATCGTGAATATATTCATCACAAGTGCCTACTATTGGTGGCTAAATTTCAGCCACCACGAAAAAAGCGATTAGTAGTAGCAAAAAAAAGTACCACTCGGAGGGTTTTCTGATGGCAATCAAAAAACTCGATGATGGTCGATATGAAGTGGACATCCGCCCTACTGGACGTAACGGAAAACGCATCCGTAGGAAGTTTGATAAGAAAAGCGAAGCTGTCGCTTTCGAAAAATACACGTTGTACAACCACCACAATAAAGAATGGCTATCAAAACCAACAGACAAACGACGTCTGTCGGAACTGACACAGATCTGGTGGGATTTAAAGGGTAAACACGAAGAGCATGGGAAATCTAATCTTGGAAAAATTGAAATCTTCACAAAAATAACGAATGACCCATGCGCATTTCAAATCACGAAATCCCTTATCAGCCAGTACTGCGCCACCCGAAGAAGTCAGGGTATTAAACCTTCGAGTATCAATCGTGATTTAACATGTATTAGCGGCATGTTTACAGCCCTGATTGAAGCGGAGTTATTCTTTGGTGAGCACCCTATCAGAGGGACAAAGAGGCTTAAGGAGGAAAAACCAGAAACAGGCTATCTCACACAGGAAGAAATTGCCTTACTGCTTGCAGCACTTGACGGCGACAATAAAAAGATTGCGATTCTTTGCCTGAGTACAGGAGCACGTTGGGGAGAAGCAGCTCGTTTGAAAGCAGAAAATATCATCCATAACCGCGTCACGTTTGTTAAAACGAAAACAAACAAACCACGCACCGTCCCGATTTCAGAGGCTGTTGCCAAAATGATCGCGGATAACAAACGAGGTTTTTTATTCCCTGATGCTGATTACCCTCGCTTCAGACGAACAATGAAAGCAATAAAACCGGATTTGCCAATGGGGCAAGCCACACATGCACTAAGGCACAGCTTTGCCACTCATTTCATGATTAATGGAGGAAGTATTATCACGCTACAACGGATACTAGGTCACACGCGGATTGAGCAAACTATGGTTTACGCTCATTTTGCGCCAGAGTACCTTCAGGACGCCATTTCTCTTAATCCGCTAAGAGGTGGTACTGAGGCCGAGAGTGTCCACACAGTGTCCACAGTAGAGTAACGTTTAAGGGCTTTCAGTGGTAATTTATGCCGCTCAAACCCGCATTGTACCGTTGAAAGCCCCTACTGGTGACACCCTAAATCTCCCTTACACAGGCTTATTTTTTATGCATAAGCCCTATCCCTGGTCACCGTCTTCCATTGACCACATCGATAGAATCTCCCTTAATAGCACGATGCCTTTCACTTATCGACATCGTGCTCGCACAGGTTCCGGTTACGCACAGCCAGAACGCGCATGTTTGACGCTTACCAAAAAATAAACCTAAAGCATTGGAATATTTTTGACATCATTTTCTGATGGCTGCATAAAATAAAAATTCTGCTTTAGTTTCATCTATCTGTTTGTCATTATTACTCACATTCAATAATGGTGTTGAAGAATATCCCATCACAGATAAAATAAATATGTGCATGGTAGTCTTGAATCTATTCTCACTCTCCACATTTGAATGTCAGACGAGCAACGCCATGTAATCCTGCACCTTCTGTCTTCAGGTCAACTATCTGCATTTTTTTGCCCTGAGTAACACAGAAATGAGTTGCATCATTTTTTACTATATTTTCTGCACCAGATATTCTACCCCTGGCTAAAGAAGCTTCGGCTTCGGTGTAGTATTGGTTATCGAGTTTACGCTGAATATTACTTTTATATGCAAGGCCAAATTTACCGATACTTGTCTCATCATTATGCACAGCACAACCAGACATAAGAAAAACACTAATTAATGATATAGCAGCTATCTTTTTCAC